TGGGCCTTTGCCGTCATCTCTGTATAGGAAGGCAAAGTTGTTTCCTGGAAACGGTGCTTCTTCTTTAATTTGACCTGCTTCTACATCAGTAGACACAATTTCAAACTTACTAGTTGACCCACTGATTGTTTTATTAAATCCATATACAGGCAGATCTGTATTTGCACTGTTTAATCTATATTGTTCAGTTGGTATTCCTGCAACTGTATCTTTTTTAGAAGGACGACCAATACTATTATTAACAGGCAATGCAGAATTTAAAATCTTTGTAAATTGTTCTTGCCAATTTGGATTACTTGGATCATTCCAAACAATCGTTTGATTTTCTAAGTTAAGATTATTTGAATCTCTAACACCTTCAGTTGTGTTAACTGATTCAATTTTAAGCAATCCGTTAGCTGCTTGATTACGTTTAGGATTGTACGATAGCAAACGAGCAAGACGGAGAACTGATTCTCTACGTTCTGCAAGTTCTAAAAAGTTTTCACGTGCATTTAAGTCAGTACGGAAGGCAATGTTTTGACCTAAGAAAGCAATTAGATCAATAAGTGCTAGGTACTCTGATGATTCAATGTAATCGTTAAAATCTTCTGGATAGTTTTGACGAATGTAATTAATCATTGTACGACGAAGGTTGTCAAAGTCGTATGATTTGAAGTCGGCGTTTCTATAGCTCTGATAGATACGCTTCCAATCTTCTGCTACTAGCAGTCTGTTTTGTCTGTCTGTTGATGACATGGATTTGCTTTCCTCTAACTTATAGTGTATTTATTAAATTCAATAAACCACGTATATTATTAGTTTGCTAGAAATCCGTTGTTTTGATCAAATGTTAATCGCATATTTTCAGCGATATTATATGGCAAAAATATTAATGTTGCATCTATTTGTAGACCGCTTTCGTACTGGTCGACTGTAATAGCAGTAACACTAACTCGAGGATCATAGTTAATAATAGTGGTTACATTTTCAGCAATTATTTGCTTGAGACTTTCAGTCAATGGTTCATATAATATGTCCCAAATAATTGTCCCAAAATTAGGATTGCTAAGAAGTTCGCCTTGGCGAATATGAAAATGGTTGATAATATCTTGTTTTACTAGTTGTAAATCATACAACTGAAAGCCAATATTATCTGGATTAACCGTAGAAAATCCTTTATAGGTTTTTTCGCCGATGCCATAATCAGGACGAGTGTTACCTTTTACAGTAATTTCTTTATAAAGTTTTTTCTCTAGTGTGCTCATACTGTATTTACCTTATGGAAGCGGAGTGTCTGTTGTTGTATTAACAACTCCTGTGCCAGCTTCATCATATCCGCCAGTGAGTGTTGCAGTGCCTCTAGCACGTACTGCTCTTAACGGAGCATCATCATACGATGATACTGTTCGCTGCGATATAGCAGCCTGGGCTGCTGCTTCGTCTCCTGCTCCGTTAGCTGCATTTCGTCGTGCTATAGCAGACTGAGCTGCTGCTTCGTCGCCTGCTCCGCTTGCTCCACTTCCGTCCCTTGACGGTGTGCTTGTTGTAGTAGCATTAGGTGGAATATATCCCGGGTCGGCAGTATCTGCTCCTGTTCTATTTGCTGCTACGCATGCTTCAAATGTATCTGGTTGCGTCTTAGAAGCACCTGTTGCTCCGCCAGCAGTACTAGATGCTGCACTACCTGCGCCGGCCGGCACTGTTGACGGTGGTGCTGCTGCGCCTGCTGTTGCTGCTGCTGGGCCGTTCATATGTATAGGTACCGCAGTTTCGTAATGCCCGGCACTTGATATATTACTTGTACCGCCGCAAGTAAGTCTTCCATCTGCACCTACTTTTACATCCCAGTTTGCTCCTGTTTGTGTTGACATTTGATTAGTTGCAATCATATTAATATTTGCGCCTGCTTTAATATTAATATTTTTTGCAGCATCTAAATTAATATCTTCATCTGAGTGAAAACTAATATTACCTTTTGAGTATACTTCAATAGTACCCTGTGCTGTCATTTCTATCCAGCTTTTTCCACTACCGTGTGCAATATAAATTAAATCTTCACTATTATGCAATAAGATTTGATGTCCGGTACGTGTTCTTAAACGTACAAGTTCATTAGCAGGGATCATAGGATCACCGCCGTCTGCTAACGAAGCATATATGCTCGGTGTACTTGATGCCGGTCCTTTTCTAAACAAACTAGGATCACCATCATCCATTACAAAAGTAGACCCTGTTAGTCTTGACGCTGGCATGTCAGTTTGTGAATTTTCTGGACCTACTTTAACCCTTGGCTTGCCTGGCCTACGATCTAAAGGTCCCGGAGTACTCATACCAAATACCATACTAGGAACTTCACGTCTTGCGCTTGATGTAGTAGTTCCTCTTATTTGATCATTAATTAGTCCAGCTTGAGTAAGTTGTGCTACTGCGTCTGTATTAACTGGTTTTAAAAATGTTGTAGGATCGTTGCCTACAGCAGCCTCATTTCGTTTGTTATATTCACCAACAGGTAATGTTTTAGTTTGATCTGTTTTATTATTTTTTGTGCTACCATTTCCTGGTATCATAAAGTTCATGAATTTTTCTTGTACGCAGCCAAACCAAAATCCGCGACCTTTATCGCCTTCTACAAATATAACTAAAACCGTAGTTCCAATGTCTGGAGGCACTGCCCACATTCCATAGCTTTTTTGAGAGTAATCAAATCCTTCATTGTCACTTGTTCCAGAATAAGGAGTGATACCGTAGAACGGGCTTAGATAACTAACAATTGCCATTTCTCCTGAGACATCTGTAGTATTGCCTTCGGTTGATGATTTTAATAATTCTACTTCTAGAGATCCCATAAACTCAGTATCTAAGTGATTTTTTACAACAGCCATAAACGGGCCAGGACCATCAAAGGAACTTGCCTTTGGTTGTTCTTCTGGAGTTCTAGTATCTTGATTTGCCATTGTTTATTCCTTAGAACGGTCCTGATTGTTGCTGTGCTGAGACATTAGCTGCTTGTCTTGCCCTAACTGCTCTTAACGGTGCATCGTCGTACGACGATGCAGGAGTGGGATTGGGTCTGCTTTGTGGTCGCTGTGCAGCAGCACCGTCGCCAGCACCGCTTGGATCTTGTCGTCTAGAGTTTGCAAGATTTTGTGCTGCTGCATTATCATCTTGGCCAACTGTTGGGTTAGCTGGAGTCGGAGTCATTTGCGTTCCGGTACCGGTAGTATTAAGTACAGTAGATGTAGACGGAGCAGTAAAATTAGAATCTTGTTTTGGTCTACGAATAGTTTGAAGAGTTTGTGTAAAGTTTCCATTACTAAATTCATTTTTTACAAATAGCACTTGATATAGTCCGCTGAACTCTCCTACTGGTGCAGTTCCGCCGCCTGGAAAATCCATGTAACCATTTGGGCCGTAATCAAGAGGTGTTCTAAAATTGATTTCTATATCAACTTCGCCATTTTCATAATTCATTGTTCCGTCGCCGGTGATATTTAAAATGCCAGGAACTTGTAATGCATTATAATTGCCCATTCCGCTATCAGCAATATAATACGGATCTCCTAATATTTTTAAATCTACAGCAATTAAGTCTACAGGACTGTTCATTAATGCTTCGTTAAAATCATAAGCTACTCTGGACTCTGGACTTAAGAATCCGATGCTGCCGTCTCGTCTATTAGGAGTATTTACTCTTGATTGTGTTCTTCCAGATTCGCCAGTTCTAAGATTTCCTGGAGCAACGTTTGGAACTGCTCTAGGACCAGTTGCTGCAACTTCCTGTGTTACACTAGTTTTACTATCAGCACCTGCCTGTCCCATATCTCCGGAAATGCCTGTAAAGAACGCTGCTTTAAAGTTAATATCAAAGTCAAGTATGTCTTTATTTTTACCAGTATAGATATAGTTGTATTCTTTAACTGCTTGATATTTTAATTGCTGTATTCCGGGGCTACTTGTTGTTGCACTTTGGAATTTACTTATATGTACTAGGTACGGAACAACTCGATATACAAAAATTCTTGACGGTATTCCAGTTGTAGAAGTTGTTTCTTGGCCTGTGTCTGCATTAAATACTTGTGATTGAATTCTAAACCAAGGCACCATACCGTTTGCATCAGGGGTTCTAGATGAAATATTTCTACCATATTCGCTTAATATAATAATTTCTTCAATAATAGTTTGAATCTTTTTTCCTGAAGAAAAAGTTGCTTGTCTAACATCACCTGTTAAGTTTACTAAACAACAATTAACTTCGCCCCTAGTGTTTTCGTTTTCTGCATTGGTCGGAGTTTGATGCGGACGGCGGCCGCCATCTGTATTTGCATTAACAATTTTAGATGTGCCTATTTCATTTATAGCATCTA